ACTGGTGTATTTATTTATTTTAATTGTGATAATGAAGTGTATGGTGTGCTACCAAAAGTAACCCTTGAAGATTGTAAAGATTGTCAAACACAAACAGAACCAGTTGGTGTTTGGGAAGAATATCGATACTCGCCCTCTGGTCCCGGCTGTAATAATTGTTGTCTTAATGAAAATAAAGAAAAAACAAATGCTTTATTATTAAGAGCATTTCAACATGCTGCTTCTAGAAATCAAATGGCATTATATGCTGTTGCAAGTGGTCAAAATACTTGTCCTTTGTTTTCAGGTGGTTTGCCAAACTTTGGTGTTCTTGTGGGTTACAAACCCGGCGAAGCGGGATATCAACCAGGAGAATGTTGTGCAGGTAATACTTTCGGTATAGTTTATCCAGAAAATGTTCCATCAGTACCACCTTCCATAGGTGATGCCTGCACGACGTTTGTTTATGACCCACCAAGAGCACTACCATAAATATAAAGACTAAAAATTATTTTTAATATATAACATAAAGGGTAAAAATATGAGCGAATTTATTAATAAATTATTAAATGGTGATTTAGAAGCATTTAAACAAGAAGTTTTTGATACACTTTATCAAAAATCAGGTGAATCTTTAGAGCAAAGAAAAACAGAAATTGCAAATAATCTTTATTCATCACCAGAAGAATCGGATGAAATAGAACAAGAAGAGGAAGAATAAATGAAACTAATCACAGAAACTATAGAAGATGTTAAATATTTAACAGAAACCAACGAAAATGGTAAAAAATCATTGTATATTGTTGGACCATACATGGTTGCAGAAGAGAAAAACCGCAATGGTAGAGTATATTCAAGACCAATATTAGAAAATGCTGTTAAAAAGTACATAGAAGGTTATGTAAAAGAAGGAAGAGCATTTGGTGAATTGGGTCATCCAGAAGGACCAACTGTAAATCTTGATAAAGTATCACATTTAATTAAAGATCTTAAGTTCAGCGGTAATGTATGTGAGGGAAGAGCAAAAATATTATCAAATACTCCTATGGGAAATATTGCAAGTAATCTTATAGAAGAGGGAGCAAAATTAGGAGTTTCAAGCCGTGGAATGGGTTCTTTAAGAGAATTTCAGGGTGTAAACCATGTTCAGGAAGATTTTATGCTTGCTGCAGTTGATATTGTTGCAGATCCATCTGCACCTGGAGCATTTGTAAACGGAATAATGGAAGGAAAAGAATGGGTTTGGAATAATGGAATTATGCAAGAAGTTCAAATATCAGAATACAAAAAAGCAATGATGGGTGCTTCTAAAAAAGAATTAGAAAAAACACAATTAAAAATATTTGAACATTTCTTGTCAAAAATCAGAGAATTATAAATAAAAACAGACAAAGATCGACTAAGGAGATTATCAAAATGGATCCAAAGAAACTAGCAGAAGAAATATTGGAAAACCTCTTTTCACAAGAAGAAATTGTTGAAGAACAAGAAATGGATGAAGAAGAGGAAGAAGAAGGTGATGAGGAAATGGAAGAAGAAAATAATGAAGAAGAACCAAAGGGTTCTGCAACTTCAAATGCACAAACTTTGGCTATGAAGTCTGCACCTGCAACAGGTTCTACTTCTGCTGGCAAAAAAGGAGCATTTGATGCTTCCGGTAAAGGAAATGTTTATGCACCAGGCGTTGGCGGCGGCGAACAAGAGTTCGAAGTAACCAATGTTTCTGCAGAAGCAAATCAAGCAACATTAAATATGAAGCCTTCTTTTGCTGGTGTACAAATGCCAGCAATGGACAAAGCAAAAGTTCAAGAAGATGTTAAAACACTCTTTGGTGCTGATGTATCAGAAGAATTTATAGAAAAAGCATCTTCACTTTATGAAGCTTCAATAAACACAAATTTACAAGCAATCACAGAGCAAATGTCAAATCTCTTCGAAGAGAAACTTGCAGAGCAAACTATGATTGTTGCTGAACAATTAGAAAATAAGATTAATGATTACCTCTCATATGTTGTAGAAGAATGGGTGAGAGAAAATCAACTTGCCGTCGATAACGGTCTTCGTACAGAAATTGCAGAAAATTTCATCGAAGGTCTTAAGAATTTGTTTGTTGAATCTTACATCGAGATTCCACAAGACAAGACCAATATTTTTGATGAAATGACAAATGCAATTGAAAATCTAGAAACTCGTGTAAACGAAGAGATGGAAAAGAATGTATCTCTTCGTGAAAAAGTAGCACTTCTAGAAGCAACAGCAGCATTTGAAGAAGAAACGAAGAGTCTAAAAACCATTGATGCAGAAAATCTTAGAAAATTGGCTGAAAATGTAGAATTTTCTAGCACAGAAGATTTCCGCTCAAAGGTAAAGGTTCTTGTAGAGAACTATTCAAAAGCCAAGTCTTCTCCAGTCAAAACTGAAAAAACAACAGAAAACAAGACTGTTGGTGCAGTAATTGACACTTTAATGGAAGAAACTCATTCAAACGAAGAACAACAGTTCGTAAATGAGAGCATTAAGCTATACGCTGATGTTCTTGGAAGAACACTCGAAGGTTAAGTCTAAAAAATTAAAATTATATATAAAATAGAATTTACAAAAAGGAGCTAGAAACAATGGACCCCACTCGTCAATTACTTTCAGAATCAGTAAAGAATAAATGGAAGCCAATCCTTGAACACAAGGCACTTCCAGAAATCAAAGATAATTATAGAAAGCATGTTACCACAGTTCTCCTAGAGAACCAAGAGCAATGCCTTAAGGAAGCTCAAGGTGTTCTAGGTACACAACTAGGTACATCTCTTCCTGGTGCTGGTACAACAACTGGTATCGATTCATTCGATCCAATTCTTATCAGCCTTGTTCGTCGTGCAATGCCAAATCTAATGGCTTACGACATTGCTGGTGTTCAACCAATGACTGGTCCAACCGGACTCATCTTCGCAATGAAGAGTCGTTATGGCACAGCAGATGCAAGCACAGGTCTAAGATCAGGTCCTGAAGCACTCTTCAGTGAAGCTGACTCTGGTTTCAGCAACAGCAGTGGTGCATCTCCAGCATCTGGTGCAAATGCACAAGTAGGAACAATGTCTGATTTGTTTGCTGATGATATCGGCAACACAGACGGTGGTTTCGAGCCAGGTCGTGGTATGGCTACTAATATTGGTGAAAGACTAGGTAACGGCACAACAGCAGCTTTCAATGAAATGTCATTCACAATCGAGAAGACAGCAGTTGAAGCAAAGACTCGTGCTCTAAAGGCTGAGTACACAATTGAAATGGCACAAGACCTCAAGGCAGTTCACGGTCTTGATGCTGAAACCGAACTAGCAAACATTCTCTCAACCGAGATTATGTTTGAAATTAACCGTGAACTAGTAAGACTAGTTTACGATGTTGCTAAACTCGGTGCAAAGCAAGCAGACCTTTCTGCTGTGTCAAGCCCAGTTCTCGGTAGCACAGTTGGTGGTGTCTACGATCTAGAGAAAGACTCAGACGGTCGTTGGAGTGCTGAGAAGTTCCGTGGTCTTCAATTCCAAATTGAACGCGAAGCAAATGTCATTGGTGCAGAGACTCGTAGAGGTCGTGCAAACATGGCAATCGTAAGCCCAGATGTTGCTTCTGCTCTCGCAATGAGCGGTATTCTTGACTTCAGCCCAGCATTCAATGCTGCAATGAACACTGATGTCAATGGTAACACTCTCGCAGGAACCATCTCAGGTGGTAAGATTAAGGTTTACATTGATCCATACTCAATGCCAACACACATTGATACATGGAGTCCAGTAAACTATGTTTGCGTAGGTTATAAGGGTACAAGCCCATATGACGCAGGTATCTTCTACTGCCCATATGTACCGCTACAAATGGTAAGAGCAGTTGATACTGGTACATTCCAACCAAAGATTGGTTTCAAGACTCGTTACGGTATCGTAAGCAACCCATTCGTTCTAGGTTCAGACAACAGCCCAGACGCTCAACGCCTACAACGCAGAAGAAATCAATACTACCGCATCTTCCGCGTAGACAATCTACACGGTAACGATGCAAGTTACGGTGGAACTGCTTGATAAAATCTAGTTTCTAATCGATAGGGGAGGTCGAAAGACCTCCCCTTATCATTTCTATAAATACTTGTATGGAAAACCCAATATATAATTCTGTTTTGTCAAAAGAACCAGAAACACTTAATTCTTTAAGTGCAAATAAATTTCGTGTAGTGTTTCATAAAATTCCTCGTGTAATTTATTTTTGTCAAAATGTAAATTTACCTGGTATTTCTATAAACGAATACATTCAACCAAGTCCATTTGCTACACCAATTCGTAGACCTATGGGTGGATTAACTTATGATAATTTTGATATGTCTTTTCTATTAAGTGAAGATATGTCAAATTGGAAAGAATTACATAATTGGTTAACACGAATACCTCCAACTGTAAATTTTTCAAATAGGTTCGAACAATATCCAGATAATTATTCAGATGCAACATTAGTTATTTTGAACAGTGCATCAAAACCATTTTTATCAATAAGTTTTAAAGATTGTTTTCCTGTTTCAATAGGATCAGTTTCTTTTGAAACAAATGTTTCAGATATATCACCTCTAACATGTCAAGTATCATTTGCTTATACTGGATATTCTATTGAAAATTTGACTGTTTAATTTTTTGTGGTATAATTTTATCATGACTTTAAATGAATTAATACAACAAGCAAAACAAGATATGATATTTGATGATACAGAACTCGATAAGGAGTCTCTGCGCATTCCCCAATTACACAATAAGTATTTGAATTTTTACCATGAAGAGCGTTTACGCTTACAAGGATATAAGACACAATACTCAAAAATGTTTAAATTAAAGTGGGAATATTATACAGGCAAATTAAGTGAAGAACAGTTGAAGGAACTTGGTTGGGAACCTTTTGATCTTAAGATTCTACGACAAGATGTAGACATTTATTTGGAAGCAGATACAGATCTTGTAGAATTAAAAAATAAAATGACAATTCAAGATGAAAAGGTTGAATATTTAAACTCTGTATTAAAAGGCATCATGAATCGTCAATTTCACATTAGAGATGCTATTGCTTGGCGAAAGTTCATGAATGGAAGTTTATAAATAATAATATATGGATTTAGTGATTGAACCCCTAGACTCTGTTTATATAAAGGTGGACTGTGATAGAAGTTTTGCAAAGGAGTTATCTGACTACTTTACCTTCAAAGTCCCAGGACATAAGTTCATGCCTGCCTACAGAAACAGACTGTGGGACGGACAGATCAAGTTATACAACATCTATGCCCAAACTATCTACGCAGGACTTGAAGACTATGTTATCCAGTTTGCCAAAGATAGATCATATTCGGTTGAGAACCGAATTACAAAAAACACAGATAGAGTCACTTTTGAACAAGTTATAGACTTTATAAAGACTCTAAATCCTCATGCAGCAGGAAAGCGTCTGGAAGCCCACCAGCATCAACTGGAAGCGATCCTACACGCTTTAAACGAGCGTAGAACGCTCCTATTGTCTCCTACGGGGTCAGGTAAGAGTCTAATCATATATGTTCTCTGTCGTTATTTGTTAAATCTTCTACCAGAAGATAAAAAAATACTAATAATAGTTCCAACCATATCCTTAGTCACTCAGATGTATTCAGACTTTTTTGAATATTCATCCAAGACTGGTTGGAAGACCAGAGAACATTGTCACAAGGTTCACGGTGGTCAGGATAAAGAATCTGATAAGAGAATTATTATTTCAACTTGGCAAAGCATTTATAAAATGCCGAAGAAATACTTTGACCAGTTTGAAGCGGTGATTGGAGATGAATGTCATTTATTCAAATCCAAATCTTTAAGTACTATTATGTCAAAGTTAACGAATTGTGATTGGCGTAT